CTGGCGTCTGCAAGGAAATCGTTAAACGAGATGTATTCAATAATCATGACGGCAGTCTACTGGTCTAAGCGCTCTCCGCACTTCTTACACTTTGTCATCCATGGATAGCTAACAATGAACTGCTCTGGGTGCGTACATTCAAGCAATCTGGCCGATTCTGCATCAGCCAATGCCCTAATGAACTCAGCCAAAGAAACACCTTGAATTTCAGCTGCCTGCTTCCATCTGTCATGGTTGCGTTCAGACGTGCGAACAATGACCTGTTTCTGTGCTGGTTCACCAGGTTTTGAGCCAGTATTCGAGCGCCTGCCCATTGAGATGTTCTCGGCGACTTTATCCATTGCGGCTTCAATGTTGTCAGACGTCATGTCGTTCTGCTCATTCATGTGCGACAAAGATGCTTTCACCTTCAGTATTGCGTTGTTCCAGCTCTCGTTCAAGTTCATTCACCCGTTTCCTTAATTTCACAATTTCTATAACCGCCATTGAATGCAACCTTAGCTCAGAGTCACTTGCTGGGACTCTGCTTTCAAGCCAGTCAATGATGTCTATCTCAGTCATCAAACTCTTCGTCATCTTCAATTATTTCTGCATCCACAATTGGTGCTAATTCACCAACCTCACCGAGGAGCTTATCAACATATTCTTTGGAGATTACCCCAGAAGAACCCATGATTGCCAATAGCTTCTTGGCCTCTGCCTCTGGACTGAACTGTTCGGCTGCCGTAGTAGGTATTGCACCTGCAAGTGTCGCTCTAATCGGAGCACTTGAACCAACGTCCATCTGGATGTTTACGTTGTTCTGCTCCATGCCAAGAAGCTTTGAACGCCTATCCATGATAGACAACACCTGCTGTATCGCCTTTAGGTCTGGCTCAGCAATGATTTCTGTTCCATCATCCAGGGTCTGTTTACGTGGTTGGGTCAAAGGCCAAATTGCAGTCTGCAAAGCATCAAGTCTTTCAAGCTCCATACGCAAAACTTCTGGGTATGCCATGAGCGCTTCTTTGTTGAGCTTCTCAAGCTGTCTGCGGACAGCCGTGCCAACAGTTGCCGAGGTAATGCTGAAACGTCTGGCAATCTCTCCAACAGATACGCCAGCTTGACGCATCTTGAAAATACGTAAATCTCGCTCTGCTAGGAATTCTCTAGTCAGCGGTTTTTGTGAACCTGCCATACTTCTAGATTAGTTCATTTTCATGAATTCTAATGTCTCAAATGGGAACCTTACGGCCCTCTTCATCCTGATTGGCCATGCTCTGTTATCGCGAGCACCACGGAAGTGATTGACTTGATAAACGTACCCATCAAGAGCCATTGGGTCTGGAGTGAGAGAAATACCAAACTCTGGCCAACGCGACCATACAGATGAACCAAAAGGCCTGAGTTCGCGACTTGACGAGGTTGAACCGAGTGGAGCGTGGTGCTCAAGCCATAAGGCACAACCGTACACATCGCGAATTCTGTCCAAGAACTTTGCAACCTCTACAGCAAGAGCTTCGCTTGTTTTGTTTCCATTATCTACATAGGCTTTATAAAGCGGACCGAGAACAATCAATTGCGGCTTAATTTCTTGGCATAAACGCTCAACAAGCGCTCTGTCCTTGGAGCTAGTCAGGTCTAAACCTGCTGGCTGGATGTAAAGATGCGCGTCTAACTGTTTTGTCTTACCCATCTTCAGTGCTTCGCGCATGATGTTATTAGATGTTCTCTGAATAATGCGCTCTGGGTTCTCAAGGTCAATCATCAGGGTTGTGATTGGTTCCATTGGCTGAAATGTGAATGGATGGATTCCAGCAGCAGAGCAAATGGCCACCTGCCTAGCGAGCATTGTCTTGCCAACGCCTTCGGCTGCCACAACAATCACGCGCTCCTGCTTCTCTAGCAAGCCCGGAATAATCCACTCGTATCCTCTGTCCTTGTAGTCCTCTAAGAACTTCTGCCAGTTGTACAAACGACCAGTGTCGTCATCAGAATTCTGTGACATCGAGCTAAGCATTACGCTTACGCGATTGAGCATTTGCTCAAGACTCAAATCGCCATTAGAAACAACAGAAGTTACAACATCAAGAATTCTTTCTCCGACAGACTCTTCCTCTTCTGACTCAAGCTCTGCGGATTGTTGTGGAATTTCGTAATCAAGTTCGCTGAGTTCATCTGGCTGATATCCAGCATTGATGTGGTCTGTGATGTCCTTGCCATGAGGAGAAACCCAGACGTTGACATTGCCACCAAGCGCACGTACTTGGGCAGCGACACTCATTGCATGCGTTTTACCCGCATCGTCATTGTCTGCAACAATCTCAAGAACAGCTGCCCCCGACAGAACTTGCGAATATTCTGACTCCCAGTGGCCAGCACCGCTAGACATTGTTGTTGCGCACACGCCGTACTTAGCTACGAGAGTATCAACGTCTTTTTCACCCTCAACAAGCCATACGGGTTCACCCTCTTCAATAGCCTTTAACACTTCCGGCAGTCGGTAAAGAATCTTTTGCACGCCTTTAGCGTCGTATATGTATTCACCGGGCATGTCTGGGTCTGGACGGCGATGACCAAAGGACTTCTTCCCATTTTCATCTACGTATCGCAACTTCTCATACATGAGTGTTCCGTTTTCGTCACGGAACTTATAGGTAGCAACAAGTTTTCGCGTGGACTTTTTCTGTACTTGTGGCAAAACGCTCTCCTTGTACTTCTTCGGCGTGTCGCTCCATCCACCCTCGTGAGCTTTATTGAAAAGCTTCCCAACTTTCATTCCAAGCGCATCACAGATTTGATTCGTGTCACAGCCGTTTCCTCTGTGGCACGTAACAAGCACATCGCCAGTGTCTTTGGCTTGAGAAATACTAAGAGAAGGATTTTGGTCATCGTTTCTACACGGACAACGAGCAGACCATTGATTGTCACCAGCAGGCTTCACGCCATCAAGGCGACCGAGAAAATCATCTACAGCACGAGAAATCATTGCGCCTGCCGTACTTTCAATTCATTAGCGATTGCGCGTTGTTTCTGTTTCTCTTCTTCAATCCGGATAAAGGTAGCGTTTCTCTCTCTCACTACACGAATCCTCTGTCTCTGCTTCCAAGACATACCGCCCCAAATACCAATCACCCTTGGATTCTGGATAGCGAACTCTCCGCACGCCTCAATATCAACACATGTTTTACAAACTTCAACAGCCCGAGCTGCGTTAAAACTCTGCTGTGATGTTGGTGGGTGTTCTGGGAACCACCATTCAACTGGCATCCCTTTGCATGAGCTCTTGAGCTTCGGAACAATTGGAATATCAACTTCACTGTAATCTGACATGTGCCCCCCGAAGGCTCGTTTGCGTTCTCTACAAACTACACTTCACATATCGGGATGTCAACCACCAACTAGATATTTTGAAAAAGATTCCAGACTGTTTTCTTGATATATCTACGGGTACGAGCCCCCAAACTAAGGCTCTCGTAACTATCATCCATGAACTCATCAACAGCTAGTTCGCTTTCATAGATGACCCTGTATGACATTCGGTCATACACGTCAGACATTAAAAATCTAATCCATGCGTCTTCATCAAAAGTGTTTGTGCGCTCAAGAACTGCGTCCTCAATGCTTCCGCGAGTGGCAATGATTTCAAGCTTCCAGCCCATTTTGCGTTCAATTTCGCTAAGTATCTCATTAATTGCTTCGCGACCATTGAAGTGAAATGCTTCGTTTACAAAACCGTGAATTATCTTGTCTTGGAATATTTCTTTTTTTAACTCATCAAGACTTAGTGAATCACCTTCAAAATCTTCGTCGTCAATGAATATCGGCTCGTCATCATCCCAGTCTGGTGAATTCATCGAATCGGACATGAATTCATGATACCACCGCTTTATGAGCAACAATCTTTTTTTGTGTACCAAATGAATTCTCGTCCATTGCCGCTATCGCTCCAGCAGTTGGGTCATCAGACCTGTAGTGGTCAATGTATTCAACAATCGCATTGTAAAGAGACCATCCGTTAAACCCATATTTGCCAGCGTTTTTATCGTTTAGGTAAAGACTACGAATCATGGTGTGAACTTCATCACGATTTTTCTTTTGTCTAGCTGTTTCCCCTGATTCTGCTGGGAAAACCTTCTCAAGGACTTTGTCAATCTTCAAACTCCCATTGGGGATATTGATTGAGAGCATTCGTTCAGCTTCGCGAGAGAATGCCTGACCCCAGGCTGTTGAAATCTCTAGTACGCGCTGTGCATCTTCCATAACAGTGTCAACATTACGTGTATGCCTTGCAGTGAAAACGCGTTGAGCGCTTGACAAGCCCATCACGACAGTGTTGTTACATACTGCGCGCACATCAGTATTTGCATATCTGATTGGCCAGATGCCATCATGACCACAACTGACAACTAGGTATCGAGCAATCTTGTCATTAACGCCACTTGGGTCAAGGATTAGTGTGTCAAGCTCAATCGTTGCGAAGAACCGACGTCCATCTTTCAATATCCCAACCGTATCCATAACAGCGTCACCACTTGAAGCTCCAACTACAGCAAGAGCTCTTTCAAGCACTTCACGATTCTGACGAACTTCGTAACGTGTGCCTACAGTAGCTAGCGCGTTGAAACTGCCATCAGGATTATGGCGCAGTGTTGCTCGGCTGTCTTCAATGATGACAATTGAGCCGTCAGAGTTCTTGAGCAAATTGCCTTCCGCGTCAACTGCAGCTACTTTAGAAATAACTACATCAAAGTCTGCATTCGCGGCTTCGAGCATCGCCTCCATCGTCTGAAGACCCTTCATTGGGGTGCCTAAACGATGCCAGGGAATCTTTCTATCCCCGCCAGTAGCATAAGCCATGTTTGCTTTGCCATTAACTATTTCTAACTCATGCGCCATAGGTTCACTCTATCAGGTGGAAGTATCTGTGTAGAATGTGACCAATGCGCAAGAACATCTTTACTCTGACCGGACTTGAAGATGCCTCCGCAGTTCTGGGGGTGGCTTGTTTTCCCGATATTCAGGCCACCCCCAATTTTAATAAGTAGTTTTGTTTTTAATCATTTCATTAATAAACTCTGTTGCTATTGCCACAAACTGTTCGTGTTTAATCTTTTTATTTGTTGATGTCACCTGAATTGATTGCAATCGGGAAACAACAATCTCTTCTTCTGAAACAGTTCCGCGATAAATACTGACAGTCTTATCGCCATCCCACCTAGCCTGCCACACGAGACTTCCGTCTCCTATTGGGTCAATCTCTAAAACATAGTAGGTGCTGATAGGCATAGTTTCTCCTTGGTTGACATTAGGCCTCTACTCACTATACTGAGCATCCTATGACACGTCAACGCCTCTTTCTAGATGAGCCAGGAATGGATATGGGTGAGCCAGATACAGATGAGTGGCATAATCCCTGGGGCCAACCTTTGTGGGATGGTAAATCAAGTCCCTACACCGGCGCTGAACTTGACGTAATAAGAGGGTTAGGCAAAGCAAGTGACTAGACAACGCCTCTTTCTAGATATGAACTGCGTTGATGCAGCTCGTGAGCGAATGCGCCATGTCTACGACACGTTCGACACTGTGTGCGTACAGTTCTCTGGAGGCAAAGACTCAACGGCTGTACTTTATCTCGCAAAAGAGATTCATGAAGAGCGTGGTCTTGGACCAGTGAAAGTAATCTTCCGAGATGAAGAAATGGTGAGCCCAACAGTTATTGCTTTCGTTGAGAAAGTTCGCAACTATGACTGGGTTGACATGGAATGGTATTGCCTACCAGCCGGCCAAGAGATTTGGGTTCTTGGTAGGCGTGAGTATTGTTTGCTCTGGTCCCCTTATCGCGCAAAAGAAGGCCGTTTGGTTAGAGAGATGCCACCATGGGCAATTCGAGCAGAAAGCTTTGGACTTGACCCAAATCAAGCTCTTCCGCAGTCTGTTGACTACTACACAATGCAAGGGAAAGCTGGTCGAGTTGCATTTATCACTGGCGTTAGGGCAAACGAGTCAATGATTCGTTACCGGTCTTGTGTACAGAAGCTGCATGAGAACTACATTGTGACTCC